GAACCGAGTTTGAGCATTAAAGCTCTATCCGTATCTAGACCAGATGCACCAGCGCCCCAAGTAGCAGCAGCGCCTTTAACCTGACCTAAACGGCTGAGTGTTACAGCCATGATGAGTTAATTTTGTTAAAAAAAAGACTTTGAGTAGATAGCCCTTCCTCCGCTACTTAGGTTATCCACCTTAATGGGCCTAAAGCTTTTGGTTCGCTTTCTTATGGAAGCATATCCCAGCTAGGACTTCTCTTCAACATTTGTTTAACTGATTCTTGGTAACTTGGATCAGTTTCGTATATTTTTTGTCCTCTATCATTCGTTTTACTCATTGCATCTAATACTTGTTGCTTACTTTGGAATGTTGTCTCACTTGGGACATCTCCACCCCCTATAAGCTTAGGTTCCACAACGGCATTAGGACTTTCCATTTGCATCTGAACATTACGAATTGCCCATTTAATTGCATCAATATTTCCTGATTCCATTGTTTGATTAAAACTTTCAACCATTTCTTTACTTAAATTTTTACCAGCCCATTGATCTAATTTTGCATAGGCATCATCGCCACCAATTTCATCTTTTATCTGTTGTTCTTGTTGTTCAGATAATCCTTGTGGCTCAGTTGATTGAGGAGCTTTGGCTCCACTTACATAATTTTCTACAACTTGTCTAGGGACATTAAATGCTTCAGCAAGAGTGTCGTAGTGCTGGCTTATATCCTCTCCACTATCTGCCTTAAACATCACCTCTCCAAGATCCATTCCTTTTTCTGCTAACGCTTCAACAGTTTCTTTTCCATAAACTTGAGCTGCTTGCTCTGCTGTATAAGTTTCAGCTTGTTGCTCTGCTGGCTCAGTTTTAGTTTCAGTCTGAGTTTCAGGTTTTTGCTGCTGATTCTGAGTGAACTTCCTTTGTAATTCAGCGTAAGACTTTGCTAAATCTTCTGTGCTTTTAAATTTCTCTAAGACTTGTTGAGCATCTTCGGAGATTTGCCCTTCTTGTTGAATCTGTTCAACTAATTCCTGTTGATCAGGACTAGCTATTCCCTCTTGTCCTTCAGGAATAGTTAGCTGTGGAGTGCCTTGTGGGGTCGCGGTCATTGTGCTTCTTGGGGTGGATTTGCAATTTCATTAGCGGTTTGAGCAGCATTCGCTAACTTCTGCGGATCGCCCATGGCTGATTGCATCAAAGCTTGCTGTTGTGCTTGCTCCTGGGCCTGCTGTGCTTCAGCTTGTAGCTCTTGCTCAGTCTTGATTAGGCCCAAAGTGTCTATACCCATTGAATAGGCAAGACGAGTTATTAACTCAGTAGGTTTTAAATACTGGGCTAATCCCTCTGGCCCAACTGTTTGAGCCAAGGTCTGTGTAAATCTGACTAACTGTTCTAATTCATGTCCTCTTCCTACTGCTGCTAGACCAACCGTCATTATTGGTTTTACTAAATCATCAGGTAATTTTGGAACCTTATTCTCCCTAGTTAAAATATCTAACTTCCTTGCGACGTATGGGACTTGAAATTCTGTTTGTAATATCGAATATATGGAGCCGATGCTTTGTTCCGTAATGAGCTGGGTCATTCTGACTTCTTCCGCGGTGACGCGCTCCGCGTTTCTTTGGTCGTTAAGCATGAAAGCTTGAGCAAGTCTTCTTTCGATTTGCTCTTTGCCTTGCATCGCTACGGATAGATCCTGTGATTTCTGAACTTGCAGCGCAAGCACATCGTTAGGATCGCCTGTGACGAAAGAACCGTTAGGGGCTTTTGCGAGATCAGCAGCCTTCGTTACTCCGCTTGGTTTTACTAAGAAACGTACCGCTGCACTAGCCAATGCTCCTTCTGCTATCGCTTGACATAACGCCTCAACTGTTTGCAAGTCAGCTATTGCCGCAGACTCAACGTATCCAACTCCGTAAGCTTGTCCGTCAACCCTAGTCATACGCAATGGAAGCCAAGGACTAAGACTTTTCGGTGCTTTTCCTTCACTTCCTGGGACGATCTTATTTTTTACTTCTTGGTGCCACTTGACTTGATTACCTTCCCACTTGATATGGGTGTAAACCTTGCAATTCTTCTCTTCTTCCTTGGCTTCTAATGGTTCAGGTTGCTTATAAAGTCCTTTTAAATCTTCTTCTTCCTCTTCTTCTAGCATTTGCCTAACCTTTTCGGGTAATGCGTAGTAAGGAAGCTGTTCACATGTCACCGCTTCCAGAGGATTACCCATTGGATCGCGGAAACAAACATAACGATTGAGATGAAATACCCTTAATCCATCAGTCGAAACATATAAAAGTGCATTTCCAGCAACGATTAAATGTAATAACGCCTCATGTAAGACAACACGATCATTACTTGCTTCTATTTCCCTAAGCACCATCCTTTCAATCTTGCTTAACGCCTCTTCGTACTGAGATTTTTGCTCTGGCCCTACTCCTTGCTGTGCTAATGCTGCTTCATCTAGTGAGAATCTAAAAAATTGTTGCGTTGGAGGTAGTAAAGCTAACAACATTCGACTTGCTAAGTTCAAAACTCCACGAGCCCCAATTCCATTCCACGGAACAGCGTATGTATCTTTATTGTTCGTGACTGGATCGTTTGATTCCGGAATTAAATAAGGAACCGTAAGACGAGCTGAATTACGGCCTTTATCTAAAACCCAATTCCGATCATTTTCACCTGAGCGATAACGCTGTTCAGCAGTAGCCATAATTAGACAGGAAGATTAGTACCAGTACCAGGAGATGTCCCTTGGCTACCGATTTTTAATGAAGCAGAAGTAGACCCTGGAGAACCAGATCCATCGGCATACGCATCTTTAGGAGATATTTTTAAACCTTTTTTCTTCTTCTTGCCTTGTTTATTAATGATGCCTTGTGATGTTTGAGCTGCACTACTAGCAGCACTTATAGCAGCATTCCGAGCTGCAACTTCAGCAGCACTTGGGCCAGAACTTCCAACAACAATTTGAGTTTGTGCTTGTTGTTGAATATTTTGTATAGCATTTGCAGCGGCAGCGGCAGCAGCTTGATTATCTGTTTCAGCTTGTGTTCCAATCGCTAAAGTCGATTGCTTATTGGCATCAATGATTGCTTGGTTTTCAGCAGCCATAGCAGCATTTTTAGCTGCTTGTTTTGCCGCATTTTTTTGAGCCGTTATTCCAGTAACGTCCTCGTAGAGGTTTTTAACAGGGCCAGCGCACATAATTAAACTCCGTAATTAACGCCAGTTCCAGTAGAAGCTGATAAGCCGCCTGCTGAAATTTTTAAAGTACTTGGTTTTTTATTTTTCTTTTTAATTTGTTGAGTGGTCTGAGCATCTTCTGGAGTTACGTTGTCCTCAGTTGTAATAGCATAAGGAGCATCGTTAACAATATTCTCAACACCCGCACCAGAATTTGCCTGAGCAGAAGTAATTTGTTCCATAAGAGAAGCAGTAGATTCCTGAGCAGCAGTAATTTGATTGTTAATACTCGTTTGAAAAGCCAACGTATTTGCAGCCGTTGTTTCTCTAAAAGTATCTAAAGCAGCATTAGAAGCAGCAACATCTTCATCACTTGGACCTTGATAAACAATGTTGGGAGCCTTGGGTTTTCCGAAACACATAATGAGTACCTAAGTAATGTTGAGGCCAGAGCCTTTGCCTGACGTTGTGGCAACCTTGCCGATTCTTAAAGAGGACTTACCTTTTTTAGTTTTCAAACCTCTTTCATCAACTCCAATTTCAGGAGGTTTAGCATGTTCTTCTCTTGGCGGCGGCCCAACAACTTGAGCTAATCTCATCGCCGCTGCATTTGTATCATCTGCTTGCTGTTGCTTCGCTACTAATAATTGTGTTGCCGCATCTTGCTTCGCTCTTAATGCTGAATTGAGATCAGCTTGAGCTGTCAAAGTTGAAGTACTAGCAGCTTGCTCTATCGCAGCTTTTTGTAAATCAAATTGCTGATCATATTGTTCATAATCAGGAACCGTAATTGTTGCGGCAGAGCCACCACCCATACACATCAGACTGCCTCCAGTTGATAAACGTCATTTTCCTGTTCTTCCAAACGGCGTTTTAACCACTTGATGACAGACGCTTGGCCTGACTTAAACCAAACTTCTTTTTCAGAAAGACTCAAATCAGGACATTGATCTGGAAACTGCTCGTCTAAAGCAGCTATTAATCTTTCATCTATGTTCGGAAAATAAGTCACTCTCCAAGGGTGTAGACCTATACAGCCTACCGATAATCGGGAATATGTACCATAGTAGAGGAGTTATTCAACTTCCCCGTAGAAGTTTATGGATTTACAAGAAAAATTAGCAACAATCCACGAATTAGTTGCGGATCAAGTTCTAGACGACTTGAAAGAAGGAGATCGCAAGGCTATATCAGCAGCAATGATGCTGTTAAAACAAAACAACGTGACTGCTGTTGCAGCAGAGGGCAGCACATTGAAAAAACTTGCTAATAAGTTGGACTTCTCAAGCATGGAT